CTAATAATATTCAATCTAAAACCCTATGGATCAACGCACCTACGATAATTGGGTGAAGATCAAGGAGACGTTTGAAGCGTCTGGTAATACGGACAATATGTTCTACAAGAGATCTGTTGAAATCGTAAAGACCAGAAAAGACCCACTTGCGAAGTTTCTTGGAGATGAGAAGTGATGGAACCTCAAGACGAGTTTGTAAGCCGTTCTGAAGTTCAGGAGATGATTGATGCTGCTATACGAAGACACAACCGTAATGCTTCTATCATTAGTATGTGCGTCGGTTGGGTGGTCCTTGCTTTATTTGCTGAAGGACTCCTCCGACTTGTAGGTGTTATTCCGCCTGTATTACCATGGCTCAACATTACCCTGAACTAATCGGTATTGTTTTCCTGTTAGTATTTGCCGCCACGATGTTCTATCAAGGCACTTGTATTATGAGAGGTCAAAGAGGATATTCTCTCCGAGACTATATGAAACAGGAAAGTTCAAATATGCGTAAAAGAATAGAAGACTTACTCAAGGACAAATGATCTCTCTTACAGAAGAAGATTTAAAAGAACTCCAAAGAAGAGTTACACAACAAAAAATAGAAGAACTATTTGAAGAACCATCTACTTATGAGGACGAGAATGATGAATACTAATTTAGTTTTTAGCGCAATAACGATTTTAGGTGCGATTGGATGTTTTGTTGTATGGGGACTTAATAACGCATATCCACAATAAAAGTTATGTTACTAGGAAAACTATTGTTATTTGCTTCAGTCCCATTTGTTTTAGCAACACTCTATTTCGGAACAAGAGGAGGGTATTATGACTCCAAAGACTATAAGGGAAATGGAACCGCACACTAGGCAGAGATATCACTTTGCTGCTTCTGCTTTTGTGAGAATGTGGGGACACAGTTCATTACACGACTGTCGTATTGTAGAGTTCTGTGTTGAGTGGGCACATAAAGAAGAAGATGCCCCATTAGATAATAGTGTTGATCAATATTTTTACTATGAGTTCAAGACCTGGAGGGGATACTAATGGGACACTTTTCAAGGTGGGTATTAGAAAATCCCTATACTCTTGGTATTATTGGATATCTTTTAGTTGTTGTACCGATTATGGGTATCTGGGCGATTCATAAATACGATTGGCAGCACTGGGCTCCATTTGACAGGGGGCACAGGAAGTAGTATAATACTTCTGTTGGGAGGCAAGACCACTCAACGCAACGGAGTATCGCCTAATTTGGTTATGGCACCGCTTTTGGGAAGCGGAATAATCTCGGTTCAAATCCGGGTACTCCGATCGCCAGTTACTTTACTGGCACACTTGACTAAACACCCAACAACCTTTATAATACTAAGGCAACAATTCAAAACAATGTCTCTGATTCAAAAGTTCAAAAAAGATGTTAGCACTCTTCGTCTTGCTGCTAACGGGGAAATCTATCTTGATGTAAAGAGTCCGAAACTTTATAAAAAGGTTCGCCGCTTCTATGAAAATGAAGGCGTCGTGTTTTCTGGTGACCCCCTTGACGACTACGAAATGCTTATGGAGTATGTCGCCAGTGATCTTGAGGCAGTTGAAGCGTGATGAAAGTCGTAAGAAAACCAACTGTTCTTATGGAGCGGTTTCCTTATCGTTATATTCAGGTCGGTACTTTGGAAATCAATGGAAAACCTGATTGCCGTATTCAGAAAGTAGATTCCTACACTGGAAGGTATCGGGACATGTATCTTTGCGATAATGAGATGCAACTGATGACTGCGATGGAGGACTTTGACTACACTTGTTGGTTGGATCCTGATAGGGTTCCTGCTTATATTCACGATGACAAAGAAGACACGGATGGTCTATAACAGCACTGGTCGGTGATGAATCCCCCTTATGTCTAAAACAAGTATCCTGAGATACATTGGCAACTTTCTCCTCTTACTTGGTTATCAAATCATGTTATGGGGAGATTTTAAATACGGTTTGATTATAAAGTTTATTGGAGGTCTACTCGGTATTCCTTTTGCTATCAAACTTAAACTTTGGGATGTGCTATTTCTGATAGCATTCTTTGGTATTACCGAAATATCAAAGTTAACCCAACTTACACTTAGTCCTGGAATGACTTAAAACTTATACTGGTGGAGTCAAATATGACCCTATTTGAGTTTACGGCATCTCTAAAATGACGTTGGTGCGGATGGGACTCTCTCCCGCCTGGTTTCCAATTTCCAGTTAAAGAATTGGTGGCGTGCATGAAAGACCTTACGGGAGAGTTGCATAAACTCTCCTTTTTTGGTATAATACATAGTATAGAGTTTATGATTTTATGAGTCAGTATATGAAGAAAGCACTTGTACTTGGTGCTGGTGGTTTCATTGGAAGTCATATGGTTCGCAGATTGCGTTCAGAAGGATACTGGGTTCGTGGTGTAGACCTTAAGTATCCAGAATATTCACAGCACGAAGCGAATGAGTTTGTTCTCGGAGATCTGCGTGATGTAGATTTTGTTCGTCGTGTTCTTGAATATAAGGGTGATCGCGGTAACTTCTATCAGTCAGTTCCTTATCGTTATATTCAATCGTTTGATGAGATCTATCAGTTCGCTGCTGATATGGGTGGAGCAGGATTTGTGTTCACTGGTGAGAATGATGCTGACATCATGCACAACTCAGCAACCATTAATCTGAATGTTCTTGAGATGCAGCATCAGATGAATGAGCGTCTTGGTAAGAAAGATACCAAGATCTTCTATTCTGGATCGGCATGTATGTATCCAGAGCATAATCAACTAGATCCTGATAATCCTGATTGTCGTGAAGAGTCCGCTTATCCTGCTAACCCAGATTCTGAATATGGATGGGAAAAACTCTTCAGCGAACGACTGTATTTTGCCTATCATCGCAATTATGGTATTCCAGTTCGCGTTGCTCGTTACCACAATATTTTCGGTCCCGAAGGAACCTGGGATGGTGGACGCGAAAAAGCACCCGCAGCAATCTGTCGTAAAGTAGCATACCTTCCTGAAGAAGGTGGTACAATTGATGTGTGGGGTGATGGTAAACAGACTCGTTCATTCCTTTACATTGATGAGTGTATTGAAGCAACTCGTCGTATGATGGACAGCAACTTCATTGGACCTGTCAATATTGGTTCGGAAGAAATGGTGACTATCAATCAACTCGTAGATACTGCTGCTAAAGTTGCTGGTAAGAATGTAGAGAAGAATCATATTGATGGTCCTCTGGGAGTTCGTGGACGTAACTCTAACAACGATGTGATCCGTAGGGAACTTGGTTGGGACTATTCACAGACTCTGGAAGAAGGTATCCGTAAGACTTATCATTGGATTAGTGAGCAAATCAATGCGAAGAAAGTTTAATCTAGTTGGAGATACTTTTACTCATCTCACGAATGGAAATAAAGGATATTCTGTTCACGGTAAAGAGTCAAAGTATATTGAATGGGTAAAGACTGGGGGTGAGTGTTCGTTTTATATTGACAGCACTCTTCCTTATGCCTGGATGGATGATGCCCCAGAGGTCCCCAAGTATGCGTGGCTTTTGGAATCAAAATACATCACGCCACAAATCGTAGATCAAGTCAAGATGTTTCCTGAAAAATATCTGGAAACGTTTGATGCCATATTCACACATAACCAAGAACTTTTGAAAATTGATCCAAAGTTCAAGTGGTGTCCTGCTCAAGGATTTTGGATCAAAGAACCTAAAATCTATGAGAAATCAAAAATGATTTCTATGATTGCCTCTAATAAAAGAATGTGTGAGGGGCACAGGTTGCGTCTTCAGTGGGTTGAGAGAATTGGAGATCAGGTTGATCTTTATGGTCGCGGATTCAATGAGATTGCTCTAAAAGAAGAAGGACTCTGTGATTATATGTTCTCGGTTGCGATTGAGAATGGACAATATGAAACTTACTTCACAGAAAAACTTTTAGATTGTTTCGCAACTGGAACCATTCCAGTTTATCTTGGTGCTCCAGACATTGGGAATTACTTTAATAAAGATGGTATAATTGATCTTACAGACGAATTTGATGTCTCTGAAGAAATTTATTATTCCAAAATGGATGCCATCCAAGAGAATCTTGAAAAAGCAAAAGAGATGGAAATCCTAGAAGACTTTATTTACCTTAACTACTTTAATTAAAATGGGACAAATTTATCAAGCGATTAAACCAAAAGAAGTCATTGAGACTTTTGGTATTAAAAATTTCGTAGAGACTGGAACTGGTATTGCCGATAGTCTTTCACATATTCTCAATGTTCGTCCAGACGATCTGAATGTTTACACGATTGAATTGATGGACGAACTTCATAATCAGTTGGTTGAAAGATTTGAAGGCACTCCAAATCTTCATCTCATCAAAGGATATAGCAACGTTGAGATGAAGACCGTCGTAGAACAACTTTCATCGGAACCAACTTTGTTCTGGCACGATGCTCACTTTCCTGGTGCTGACTTTAATATCAATGGTGCTTCTTATACAAGTGAACCAGATCCTGTAAAGAGAATTCCATTGGAATCTGAATTGAGAGTCATCAAAGAAAGCGGTAGAGATATTTCAAAGGATGTGTTTGTTCTGGATGATTTGAGAGTTTATAAGGATGGTCCCTATGAAGGTGGCAACTGGAACTTGAGAAATGTTGCTGGTGCTGATAACATTGATTTTGTTTATGAGTTGTTTGATGAAACTCATGTTATAATAGAATCATATGTCGCTCAAGGATTCTTGATTCTGTTTCCTATTGATGCTGACCTTGAAGTTTGTAAAGATCTGATTGAAGGGGTTGTAAGTTAATGAAGTTTTTAATTACTGGAATCACTGGGTTTGCTGGTCCCCACTTGGCAAATCTTCTTCATAGTGAAGGTCATGAAGTTTATGGTCTAATTCGTCGTACCAATGGTATGGAGACAGACATTCATGATGTAGTACCTGATGAGGTTTATAATTCCATCACTTTCCTGTATTCGGATCTTTGTAACTATCGTTCATTGAGAGGTATCTTTGAGAAGTATCAGTTTGATGGTGTCTTCCATCTAGCAGCACAGTCTCATCCCCCTTTCAGTTTTGTTGATCCGATTGGAACAATGGAAACGAATGTAATGGGTAGTGCCAACCTGATTCAAGTCATTGCGGATCATCAATCGGATTGTAAGTTGATGTTCTGCTCTACTTCCGAAGTCTACGGTAATGTTGGGCAAGATGGTCGTAAGATTCATTGGGAAGATACGATTCTTCCTGCCAATCCTTATGGAGCATCAAAGGCAGCAACTGATGTCTACCTTCAGGAGCGTATGCAGAATGGATTTATCAAAGGATTCATTACTCGTGCTTTCTCTCATACTGGACCTCGTAGAGGTAAGATCTTCTCAATTTCATCTGATGCTTATCAGATTGCCAGAATGATGAAGGGTCTTCAGGATCCTGTGCTTCTTGTTGGTAACTTAAGCACGACTCGTGTTGTGATGGACGTTCGTGATACTGTGAGAGCTTACTATCTGGCAATGATCAATCCAGAAGTGACCAATCACATTTTTAATATTTGTGGTGATACTCCTCGTAAGATGCAGTTCTTCACTGATAAGTTGATTGAACTTTCTGGACTGGATCATGTGGAGCAAAAGATTCACGAACCTTTCTGGCGTCCTCACGAAATCTATTATCAGCACGGTGATTCTACCAATCTTGTAGAACTGACTGGATTTAAAGAAGAGTATGATATTGATACTACACTGAATGATCTTCTTAAGTATTGGTACGATAAGATTAACTAATGAATATTGTTATTGATCAACCAGGAGGTCTGGGAGATATTTTCTTTATTCAGAAAATCGCAACAGTTTTATCTCAAGAGCATACTGTTTATCATCCAGTCACTCCTTCTTGTTGGTCCGCTGGTGTAGATCAAATGATTACTGATTCTCATATCGGTGCTCAAGGACAACTCCAACTCCCTTCTGGTGAGGTTGGAGTTCTTGATCTTTCCAATGTTCCCAAACCAAGAGGATCTTGGGATGTGATGGGAACCAAGTATGATGCTGTTGGAATCTCTTACGATGACTGGCAGGATTACTTTAAATATGAAAGAAACCTTGAACGAGAAGAGAATCTTCGTAAAAGATTGGGATTGGAAGAGGGAGATCCATTCATCTTTATCAATCCATACTATAGTGTTTATAAACCAATGAATGGAGTTTATAAGCAAATACCAGAAGGATATGATGGAAAGATTGTTGAAATGGATCCCAACATTGCTGGAGGAAAAGTATTTGATTGGTGTTGGGTCTTTGAAAATGCTGAAGAGATGCATTCTGTGGATACTTCATTACACTATGTAATTGAAACTTTAGATCTAAAGGCAACCAGACTGACGATTCATCCAAGGCACTATAAGTATTCTGAAAGAGTCTATGATGGTATTCTAAAAAAACCCTGGCAGTGGATTGAATATACGAGAGATGAATGGAGAGAAGCAACTCCGATGGAGGTAGAATGAAAATTGGATTAATTTATCAACCCTGTGGTCTTGGAGATATCTTATTTCTTCAAA